AAGACCGCGCTCATCATAATACAAACGGACCTCAACATTTTTGTTCTCCTTACTCAAACGCGATTTAGCAGTCTTAGCTTTGATAATATTGCCGACCACTTCCGTTCCATCCTTTTCTTTCTTTTTGCTGAGATATATGATTGTAGACGCTGCGTACTTAAGTCCGCTGCCTCCACCCATTTCTTTAGTTGGTACGTAAGATCCGATAACGTCATAAGTGTGATTGGTAACAATCATTGGAATATTTGCTTGACCTAGTTTCAAAGTTAGCATTCGGAATGCACCTTTGACAAGTTGTGATTTGGTCATATCACGAACTTGTTTATCATTCAATGTGTCAGTGATCTCTTTATCAGTCGAAAGCATACCCAAGGAATCTAGCACAAACATGCAAGGTTTGCGTTCATCTACAGGTGCCTTAAGGTATATATCAACTGCTTTAAGGGCTTTGCCTCTAAACTCTTCAATTGTTACAACTTTAACAATAACTAATCTGCTTGTATCGATGCCTCTTGATTCTAAAAGGGATCGAGTAACAGCAGCCTCAGTGTCAAAGTAGAGACAGTAACCATCGGGATTAGAATCAAGAAAGTTCTTAACAACGGCGAGAGAGAAAAAAGTCTTTCCAGTAGAAGACTCTCCAGCAATAGCAGTAATCTTATTCCCAGATACACCACCAAATACACTACCTGAGACCAGTGCATTAAAAATGTATGAACCCGTATCAACATAAGTTTCAGTCTCGTCTATGTTTGAAGCCAGTTCTGCATACTCATCACCGATTTCCTTTACAATATCTTTAAGAAAGTCCATTACACAAAAAATAGTTCAAGGTTTACAGTTTTCTCAACGTTCCATCCGATTGCGTCAAGAATGATTTTCAGAGGCTCTAAAAATGCTTTGTCAAATTGTAGTTCATAGTCAACGTATTTGTCAAGACCAAGTTCTTTAGGAAACTCTTGAATGAAGGAGATAATGTTTTCATGAATAATGTTTGGTTTTTTAAGATAGCAAAACTTTACTTTTTCTCCATCTTGAATCAAGGAATACTTATGGGTAAGATTCTTTTGCTTAAGATAGTGGTTATAAAGAAGTGCTCCACGAACATGAATAGGAGTTCCCTTCTGGTAAATGTTAGAAGTAGAAACATACTTACCAACATTTGAACATGTTCTTGGAAACGAAATCTCTTCTGGGGTCATCGACTTAAACTTTTTACGACTTTGATCAATAAAATCAATCACATCATCTTCAGACCCATTCATCATCAATTTAAGAGCATCCTTAATCATTTTCCGACAAGGAGCAGGAGTTGATGATTTGACTGCCTCAATACCCATGATCTTGAGTTTAGGTTCTTCATAGCGAACGCCTTCACTATCCCAAACATTCAAGATGTAACGCTTCTTGGCGGTCCAGATTCCACGTTCAGCAATGTTCTCACGCTTCATCTGCATCTTCTGGTCATAAGCATTCACATACTCAGCCAGTTCTTGGTAGCAACCTTCAATATACTTCTCAAGTTCCACTTGACAGACCTTATCAAGGAACGAAACAACGCCTTCAGTAGTTTTCTCTCTTTCGGAGAATACACGTTCAACCAAAGGACCCATATTGAGATAGATAGAATCAGTATCTGAAGCAATAACATAATCAACTCCATCAGTTTTGAGAATCTTGTTTAAATAGGCATTCATCTTGTTCTCAATCCAACGGATAGATACCTGACCAGACAAGGTGATTGCCTCAGCATTTTCTAGTTTGTAATAACGGAAATACTGATTGCCGATAGCACCATAAGCAGAGTTAAGTTGAATCTTCCTTGCCATCTGGATGTTGTTGTATCGAGCAATCTCTTTTTCCAGTTCTTTCGTTTTTTTCTTTTCATATTCCTGTTTTGCTGCAAGCATCTTCTTTTTATAGATGGTGCGATCTTTATAGATTTTCTCCATCAGTTCAGGTAGGAATCCACGCACATCCTTACGGAACATTGCTCCGTTAGCACAGACTGCTTGATCTTTATACAACTCAAAGTTGATTTCTTGATTTAAGATACGATCAACGGTTACAGTTGGATGCCTCTCCTCCAGAAGAGTTTCTGGTGAGATGTTGTACTGCATAATGAGGTGAGGGTATAGCGAGTTGAGGTCAAAAGACACAACCCAGTCATACACTCCTGGAATAGGTTCCTTAACATAAGCACCAGCATATTTTGCGTCTTTCTGAGAACTGCTTTTCTGTGGGATTACAATATTCCTTTTCTTCAAATAGTTGTAAATGATTGTATCCCACATCCGAACTTGATAAAACACATCAACATAGTTAACCTTTGCGTCATACGCCATGGTGAGCGCCAACTCAATAAGTTTCATCTTATCTTCTAGTTTGTCAACGAGTTCTACGTCAACAATGTTGTATTCAACAAACTTCTTCCATCCTTTTGTATAGAACTCTTTAAAAGTATCAAACTCAGAGTGATCTAGTTTTTGAGCACCAAGTTCTACATTAGCGATGTGATCCAGACGATAGGATTCTTGGTTTGTATAAGTAAACTTCTTATAGAGATCAAGATAATCTAGTTGAGTGATTCCACCTACATCATAAGAGATATATTTACGACCAGAAATATAAATCTCCTTCTCAGATACAAGTCCCCATGGCGAAAACCTTTTCATCAGTTTTTCACCAAGAACACGATCTAGACGACGAACAATATAAGGAATATCAAATAGTTGAATATTCCATCCAGTCAATACTTCTGGTGTATTGTTAGTGTCCATCCACCAGTTGATAAACTGAGTGAGTAAGTCTCTCTCATTCTCACATTCAATGTATCGAACATTGCTCTGACTAGCACGAAAAGGACCAACTCCCCAAGTAGTGATCTGCTTGGTAGTATAGTCCTGAATCGTAATCAAAAGAAGTTCTTCGATTGGATTTGAAATGTCGGGAAATCCTTGTTCGGAAGTAGTTTCAATGTCCAGAGTAACTAGTTTGATTTTGTTGATATCAAACTTAATTTCATCATCTGGATATTTGTCTGAGATGTACTGACAAACGTATCTATCGTTTCCGTATATCTTGAATCCTTCTACTCCGTCATACTTTTTATAGAACTCTCTACAATCATTTACAGAACCTGGTTGAATAGGTTCCACATAATCACCTTCTAGTGTTTTATACTTTGTTTTCTTCTTTGAAGGTACAAACAATGTTGGGGAATATTCTTCCCGAAACATTACATGTTCACCATTATCATATCCGCGAACCAAAAACTGGTTCCCGATCATTTGAACATTTGTATAAAATCTCACTTAGTCAAATCCCTATAAGTTTGCAGAAGTTTTTCATTCGGAGAAGAGATCGTTAAAATCTTATCCGAGTGTACTTTAAAAGTGTTCTGTACTGTGTATTCAATCAACCACGGACTTAAAGTTCCGTTTGGATTAACTACAAAAGGTTCTACAATCTTACAATCTGGTTCTCCGAGATCTGCACCAGTCTCTTCTAACCTAGCCAAGAGAACAAGTCCGTTCTCAAAAATCAACAAGTTTGGGTCCATAGCATAATCCTCCTTCAGATATCATAGCAAGAAAAAAGAGGGGTGTCAACTGGATTTTGCCAGTTACCCCTCTGTGGCATTGCGCCGACGATATTCAAATATATTTATAGGTAATCTTTGCGTTTGTGATGTTCTGGAACAATCTTCCTTATGATGATAGAGAGGAGTCCATCTTCAAAGGATACATCTGTGACTTCTGTATCGTCTGCCATTGTCCATGCTCTCTTGAAAGATCGTTGAGCCAATCCCTTATGGAGGTAGTTGGTGTCGGATTCCTTATCCTCTTTTTGTCCTTCGACAAATAGTTTCCCATCTTGTGTATAGACATAGACCTCCTTCTTTTTAAATCCAGCAAGTGCTAGTTCAAGTCTCGATTCTACGTTACTTACTTGAACAAGGTTGTATGGGGGATAATTGGAAGTTGTTTCATGTAGATGAAACAGACGGTCAAAATATTCATCCATTCCAATAGAGTTGCGTGTGATCTTTTCCATTAGAGTAGGAAGATCCGCAGCAGTATACCTTGTGAGGTTAGTCATTATAGTAGCTCCTTTAAAAGCGAGTTTGTGTTGTGTGGACCCTTACGGCATCCACTACTAATTATACAACAAACATAAAAAAAGGGAGTGTTGAACTCCCTACTTTATTATTCGGTTTACTCGTCAACCTTTTTAGTCTTCTTACCAATATTGTATTTCGGTTCCAGAATCCAATCACCCTTATCTTTATAGGAAAGAACTTTAATCTGATTAAGTGGTGCGATATCCATAATAGATTCTTCAGAAGTAACACTAATCAGTCCCCAATCAACAAGGAGACGAGTGATACGATTACGTCTTTGAACGTCATTCACAGTCAGATTTGCATGTTTACCATCCAAGGCAAACAGTTCTTTAAAGTGAACAATATAATATCTACCCTGCTTGTGTAGAATGTGGCAGGATTGATAGAGTTTTTTCTCCTTTCTTGATGCGACTCCGATTCTAGTAAGAGTCTCACGAATTTTAAGGAAATCATCAGGTTCGTTCAGATTCACCTCAACCATAAGTTCAGGAGACCAATCGACCTGAGGTTCAATAGAGCTAGTCATTTTTTTCCACCAATGTCAAGTTTTTTCTTAATAAAATCGATTTGTTGACGAGATAAGATTTCTAGAACTTGTAGTGCCTTTTCATTACTATATCCATAGTAAGTTTTGATACTTTCAAGATCTTCAATTTTATCTTTTCGGAGCCAAGGAGAAAATCTCTTACGCTTCCTCAGACTATTTAGCAAAAAAGAATATTGCATATCTTTATCTAAGAAATGATACTTATTCATTTCATTCGCATAAAGAACTGTATCAACAAATCCAGATAGGCATTTATTAACAATAAAGGGTGGATATTGTTTGATTAATGTGGGATCTTCTTCAATCAGATTTTGCTTTGTGTGATTGATAGAGTTAAGCCAATCCTTCAAGTCCATAATTAAAAAGTAGAAGTTCTTTACGTTGTTTTTGCTCACGCATATATTCACCAACTGAACGCATCGTATAAGTTAAATCAAACTCGACAGCGTTCCATTTCCCACCAAGAAAACGATTTTTTACAAGTTGATCAGAGTAATAACTTACCAACTGGTCCATATCGTTAGCATCGCAGTCAGCAGCAAACTTATCGTGATCAAATCTTTTGTGCATTGATCCCTTGTTCCCATAGAGATTATCCTTAATGTCATAAGGAGGATCGAGATACATAAAAGCACCCTTGTTTCCATCCATGAGATAATCGTAGGAATAGTTAGTTATACGCCATTTTTTAATCAGCGTAGAATACGAAGGCAGTTTTTCGATCCCTCGCAAACTAAAGTTGGAGTTAGATGCTTGTGGTGAAAATGATGAACTCTCTGTAAGACCAGAGAAACTGCACTTATTGACAACATAGAAAGCCACAGCACGATCAATGCTTGGCAAATCTTTGTCATTAACTTGCTCCTTTGCTTTAAGAAAAAGTTCTTTTGCCAGGACTGGAGTATTATTATCTGTCTTAAGATCTACAAGTTTATCTTTAAGATCTGTGCCAAACATCTGGAGTTGTTGCCAGAAGTTTACCAGTGGTTCATAAAGATCATTCACCCAAATATCTAGGAAAGGATACTTCTTTGTGATATAAATCGCAACACTTCCACCACCAAGAAATGGTTCTCGGAACTCATCATAGTTACGAAGGTCTGGAAAGTAAGGTCCCATCTTTTCACAAGCACGAGACTTACCTCCAGGGTAACGCAATGGTGTTTTCAAAGATTTCATGATCAAGAATACAATAATAGTTTAAGTGGATTCAGTTTTTCTTCAGAGTTTAACTGAACTAGTTTTCCTTTATTAGCATGATTACCGCCATAGAACTCTTTTGCTTTTCTAGTATTTTCACCAGGAGTGCAATACTCTAGAGAATCTTGTGGATGAGGACCATCAGCACACATCCAGTTTTGAGTTGGATCATGCTTAATATGATTGATTATAACACATTCACTTATCCATTGCTTTGCATCCTCTGGCAAAGCATTCCAACAATGTGCTAAACGTTCAGGTGGATACTTATCAATAGGGCGGAATGCCCACATTACTAGTTGATGAGCATTTGCATGATACTTGATTGTAGTTTCACTTGGTTTATAAAACTCCTCATTCTCAAGATATGTGCCTTGAAAAAAATCAACAGGTAAGTGTAACTTCTTGTAGATTGATTTTACAGTTCCATCTTTATGCTTCGCAAGACTAAACTTAATATCTTTTCTGTAAGATGGATCAACAAAATAGTTACTGATTGATCCACCCTTTACAATCCTACCAAGACTATCACGAGAACAAACAGTTGATTGTTTTTTCAAGTGAGATACAAGTCTCCCATAGTTAGAAATGGAATACCATGAAGTTTCTTTACCAGCGATAATAACTGGTTTCCAAACTTCTTCAAAATCAAGTTGCATCATTTAAAGTTACACTCCACCATGATTTCAGTAAGTGCTGCCAGAAGATTGATCTCTTGATCAGCAACAAAAGCGATCTGATACTGATACTTTGCGATTACAAGGACAGCAGCAGCAAGAGAAGGACCATCAACAGACGTTTGCAGAGCATCATAAACTCGACGTAGGAGAACACTGGGGTCGTTATCTAGATTATTAACAACCCATTTACGAACAGCAGGAAAATCTTTTTCCTTCAGTTTTTTGATTAGTTCATTTACAGAGATGTCTGAGAAAGATGCAAGAATTGCCGAGTCAATTTTTCCTCCCACTGAATACCGTTGACACTCGTTAAGAACCCTTCTCCAATCTGGAAAATGTTTGTTAATAAGTTCTGCCAGTACTTTTTGTTCATACTCTACACCTTCTTTCTGTAGGATATCTTGAAGGCGTCCATAAAAACTTGCAGCAATGTTTGCCTTTTCTTTTCCTTGAACATTGAAGTCAACGACTGCACATCGAGAGTGGAGAGGTTCGATGATTTTGTTTTTATAGTTGCAGGTGAAGATGAATCGACAGTTACCAGCAAACTCCTCAATAGACGCCCGTAGTAAGAGTTGTACATCGTTGGTTGTGTTATCTGCCTCATCAATGATGATGACTTTGTGTTTAGCATCTGACGAAAGCGAAACGGTCGAAGCGAAGTTTTTCGCATTGTTTCGGACAGTATCGAGGAATCTACCTTCGTCGGATCCATTGATGACATAAACATCTACTCCCAACTCGTTACAAAGTGCTTTTGCTACAGTTGTCTTGCCAATACCAGGAGGTCCAGCAAGAAGCATATTTGGAATTTCTCCCTTATTTAGAAAGTCAGTAAAGGTTTTCTTAATACTTTCGGGAAGAATGCAATCATCAATCGTCTTAGGGCGATACTTTTCAACCCAAATAAAATCACTGTTCATAATCAAATCCAGTTAGGTTTACGCTCAGGCATACGAAGGTAGTTATCCTTCACCCAAGGTTTTGAAGCAATGTACCTTTTATAAGCAGTAAAGGTATCAATGCTATCATCAAATTTCCATTCTTCAGGCATCGCCCTAGCAAATGGAGTCACTTCAGTTATCTTT